AAACTTTTTTATCCCATTCGTCATTTGGATTATATGTATATAGCCATCTTTTATTGTTTTTAAGATAATCTAGAAGCATGGTTGTGTTTGGTTTTTCCAAATCAGAAAAACGAGTACGAGCTCTTGATATAGATTCCAACTCAGTACCTTTGCGCAAAACCTTATCCTCAATTGGATACGGAGGACCGTTCCTCACACCCCATTGCTGTCCTTTGATTCCGTGATGAATAAGACAATTTGCATAATCTCGAAAATCATTCATTGAGAGTGACCCTCCTTTTAAAAAGCAGTGAGCGGCTGTGACACCGCCCACTACCATTTTGATGTTTCTTATGAACGAGCGATCTCGATAACAATTGCAGACTTAGGTCTAACAAGTGCACCAGATACTCTGGTCTCCATAAGATACTTCTGCTGGTTAACATCAATGTCGAACTGCTCGAAAGAGTTGATCTCGCCACCACGGTCTGTACCAACGTTGTAGTCAACCGGGTTAACGATGATTGCTGCAAGATCATACGTTGTAGCTGTACCGCTAACGGTTACTTCACGGCTAATACCTTCCATAACCTCAACTTCCTCGATCTCCTTAACACGACACTTTGTAGCAAGTTCATTATCTGTCTTGTACAGGCTGTAACCGTTTGCATCCTCAAGAAGAAGCATGTCAGTATGGAACTCGGGTGTTGTGTACATTGTAGGATTACCGGTTCCCTTGTACTGTGTACGAGCCTTGATAGCAGCCTTGATAATTCTCTTTGCTCTTGCGTCCTCTGTCTCATTTGCAACGTAGGGAAGTCTAACCTTAATGGTGTAGAGATCGGCATCGTTGTAGATGGGCTTGATGTGATCCTCAGAGATCTTATCTTCATAAGCAGCACTTCTGCCATCACCGATAAGAATTGCACGAGCGATTTCCTCGTTGAGCATTCCTCTCATCTCGGTCTTAACCCAAGCAATTACATCGAAGTCTGTAATGTCGACGATATCGTCTCTATCGAACTTCTGCTTCTTGTAAACAGTCTGAGGATCGATAGCTCTCTTAAGAAGAGTAAATACTTCCTCATACTTCTGGTTACCCTTGATATAACCCTTAGCACGTGCTTCATCAGCAGTGATGTCGGCGAACATCATCTTAACACGAGCAAAAGGTGTGTGATGTACAGCAGAGATAAGCTTGTTTGCCCAGCTCTGATCTCTCATGATGAACTCAGGAGCACCGCTAGAGATGTTCTTCATGTCAGGGAAGAGCCAATCGATGTTAGCAATTCCATATGTCTGTGTGCTGCCGTCAGCATTCTCAGGGTAATTTGCCGGGGTTATTGCGTGTGCAAGAACGCCATTCTCATCTTCCATATGATGCTTAATGGACTCTGTAAGGGTACCATATCTCTTGATGTCAGCGATTATCTGCTTACGATCTGCCATGGAGATTACAGGACCCTGCACTGATGCGTTGTCGCTTTCAAAAATGTTATGTTTCATCTCGGAATCCTCCTTATCGTCTTCCTTTTCGCTCTTGTTATCTTCAGTAGCCTGTGCAACTAAAGCTAACGTTAATGTTTTCTGTTCTTCTGTCATGGAGTCAAAGATTTCTTTAGGTGTGGATTTCTTCTCATCGCCTTTGTCATCCTTGGCATCCTTGTCATCTTCCTTATCGCCTTCTTTATCATCGGAGTGGCTAAGCTCTTCTCCATCCTGATCTTCATCAGCATTTTCGTTAGCCTTTATTGTACCTGTGATTCCATGGTAAATATAAGCCTCTGTGATCTCGTCATCATCGAAATCGTATTCCATTCCCATTGAATGTGCAATAGATGCTGTGTCAATCATAGCCTTAGGATTTGCTCCCGCAAGAACGAGACTTACCTCACGAATAACTCCGTGACTGACAGCTCGTCCTCCCTGAAGTTCATTCGCATAGATTGAAAGTGCTGCAAGGTCTTCATTCTGAAGTGCGAATCTTGCATGCTGAGCTTTCTTTGATCCATTCAGCTTACAGTAAGCAATAACTTTATCACCTACTTCTTTAAGCAGAGCGTGACCAAGAACATTCTCAACATCCTTATGACCATGATTCCATACAAGGGGAACCACTTTGCCGTCACATCCAGAAAAGGCCCCGTTCAGCAGTGTTCGTCCGTCAGCGCACTTTATTCCATACTGTGTGGCTGTACCGACAAAATCGTAATTTCCTGCCATTTTGATGTCTCCTTTCATTGGATTTTTTGTAATAATTCATTAACACGGATTTTTGCTTTTTCCGTGTCAATCGCTTTGTTTGTTGGCTGTTTATTGCTGTCGTCCTTAGTTAATATCGGATCCATTATCTCCTCGTCAGATTTGTTTAAGTTAGGATTTCTAAGTTCATCGGCACGATTATCATCAACCGGCTTATAACCGATGATAGATCTAACCTCGTTGGACGAAAGAACTTGAGCTCTCGTAAACTTATCTGCGATGTCAGCGATATTGGCCGTGGGTGTTAACTTAAACGGATTAGCAATAAACGTGATACACTGATTCTGTGTTATAGCAGTAGACGTCAGCCACTTTCTAGTCATCTCATCTGCAATAGCTGATAGAACAGGCTCAATTACATTGTTTCTGTAATTAAGCATTTCCTGTTCATCTGCAGTACCTTTCAGAATGTCTTCTGAGATACCCAGCTGAGAGTAGAAAAGTGTAGTGAGGTACTCAATCTGACTCAAGAGGTTATTCTCCAATGGTCTGTTAAGCTGAGTAATTTTTTCAGTAGCATCAGCCCATGCGACACCGTATGTAGAATTGTTCAACTGAGATTCAAGATCTTTCCTTCGTTCTTCTGCCTGTTTCCTCTTAAGCGGGCTTTTAACCTGATAGGGAAACTGTATGATTAAGTCGAGCTTTCCAGCGCTAAGCTGTTCATCGACAGAATCCAATAAGTTTAATTTGTTTATTAATCGTTTGCCGATTGAGTTCGGCTCATTCATGACATTGTAGAACGGATTCTCAATGATCGCAACACACTTTTTAGGTAATGTTACTTCTTTCTTCACTCCTGTATCAACGTCATACAGTTCCACACGTACATGCTTAGGAAACCACTGTTTAATTTTTGCACTGCGAAGTTCATAAATGTCATAAGAATCATTAACAGTCGGGTCTTTGCTTGTAAACGTCGGAACAACCGCCACTACTCCTTCGTCAAACATACTTGTTACTATGTCTTGTATAAGAGCTCTACCGGTTTGATCCAGATTTGCAGACAACCCCAAACAATCATTCAATGGCGACTGTATAGTCTCTTCAAAGAAACCATCGTCATTCTTTTTGGCATGTTCCATACCTACCGCTGACACGTCAATTGCAATTCTAGTGTACACCGCGTTTACTATGGATTTCTCACCACCAAAATATAACCTTGATCTGTCTGGTCGTCTTGAGTATCCAGGACCATATGAAGATCTATAATCTGTCGGATCTCTACCCCTGAAAACGTCCCAGGCTTTTCTGGCTCTATCAACAAAAGATGCCATTAGTTATGCCTCCTTTACTCAAATGAGTCTTTGTTTACTTTATATGCAACCCATGCATCAAGTAAAGCAGCTACGTTATCGATTTTCTCTTCGTAGCGTTTCTTGAGAAGTTTGCGGTTACCGTTTGTATCTTCG